TACAGTGGCTTACATGTTATATGCATGGAACAATGAACGCCCGTAGCTCAATGGATAGAGCATCTGTCTACGAAACAGAAGGTTAGAGGTTCGACCCCTCTCGGGCGTGCCAAACACCCCCCCCCCCTAAAACTGAGCGATGTTTGCTTGCACTACCCTATTATATTAAATCGAAAATTTATTTAGCGAATTGCCTTGACATTACTTACTTGTTATGATAGCATGTATATAGAGATTGAGATTAAAGGAGAGAATACAATGAGTGATTATATGAGTTCAACAATAGCCCAAGGCATAGGGTTTAGTTCAACAGATGCATATCAAACTGCACTCGCTACTGAACGTATGGGTCATGACCTTGCGAACAAGTATGCGAACTACTATGCAAAGAAGTCTCGTGCGATTCGTACAGGTCGTCTACAGGCATCGGGTGTAGATAGTGGTCGTAATAAGGTCTATCAGAGTGAGTTTGCGTTACAGCGTAAGTATCCAGATAGTTCTGAGATTATATCCGAAAAGGATTGCCAGAAGTATTTCAACCGTATTGTGAAGTCTAAGACATATCAGTCTCTTGTAACTGGTAGTCGTGGTCAGAGTAATCCTCAGTTACGTTTTATGAAAGCGTCATCAAGTCCTCGTGTTGCGGGTCAGGCAAGTTGGAACGGAGTTGCACTTCGCCCTATGATTGGTACGAATAAATATACCATACTCCACGAGTTGGCTCATACCGCAGGGCATATGCATCACGATGTTTCTTTTCGTGTAACCCTTGTGAAATTAGTCTCACGGTTCTTGGGAGTACAGATGGCGAAAGACTTAAAGAAAGAGTTTCGCTCTCGTAAGTTAAAGATGTCCGTTAGTCAAAACATTATGTCCCCTTTGAAATGGTTAGAGGGATACAATCGAATGGCTGCGATGCGTGATAAGAACCATCTTATAAAGGAGATGAAGAATGATTGATGTAGATTCTTTTAATAATAAAAATCAAAAAGCAGGTCAGGTCAGCAGCGAAAACATCGGAGAGTACTTCAATAGACTTAGTAACCATGATTGGTACTATGACTATTCAGATGACCATAGTGTATGGAAACGTGGGAGTGCTAATCGTGATCGGTTATTGAATACCGCAGCAGAGCATCCTACCTATAAGAAGATGTATAATGAATTTGTTAATTGGATGCGCTCTAATCGAGAGCGTCCAGTAGTTACGGAGTTTTACGATGAAGTTTAAAGATATAATTTTTACAGAGACAAATATTCCTAAAGGAATACAAGCACTTATCCAGTTCGGTGAGTATGAGTTATCTATCATACGAAACGAGATGAGTTACGGTGGGCCTTTACTATATGAGATTGCAGTGTACCAAGGTGACAACCAAGTGGAGTTGCCTGGCATTACTGAAGAAGGTGATACCGTTAAAGGATGGTTGAACGAAAGTAACATCGAAGGTCTAATGAAGAAGATGTTTACGATTACACAAGAAGAACCAATCAACCTCGTAGACACTATCCCACAATAATCCCCAGCGCAATCCCTTGCTCGTCTTATAAATAGATGCACAAGGGATTTTTATATGCAGAACACATTCTTCGCAGGGCGTGACGGTTTTATATGGTGGTTCGGTGTTGTAGAGGATAGAAACGACCCTCTTGCACTAGGAAGAGTTCGTACTAGAGTTTACGGATACCACACTGAAGATAAAACTAAACTACCTACAATTGATTTACCTTGGGCATTCTGTGTCCAACCAGCTAACTCAGCATCATCTGGCGGAGTTGGTTCAAGTCCTACTGGGCCCATCGAAGGAACATGGGTAATTGGGTTCTGGAGAGACCCAGACTTTATGCAAGAGCCAATGGTATGGGGAACAATCCCAGGCATTAACAGTTCGACTGCTGCACCAAGTGGTGAGTCTCCACATGACTTTTCCCCAGAGCAACAATTAGACCCTCCAAGTATTACCTCTAATGTTTCTGTTGCAGATGGAAGCACAACTGCATTTAGTACGCCCACTGATACAACTGACTCTACTGTTCTTGTAAAGATTAATGGTGTGGTACAATCCGCAACGAACACAGTTCCCGAATCACCTAACAATGTTGAACAACCTCTAGACGATTTTTATGGTGGGGGTACAACATACTCTGCTTCTGATTTCCCTAGTGAACGATTTGGTAATCAAATTGCATCTAAGATTAATAGACTTACACCAGAAGTTCGTGACAGGTTTGCGAATGGTATTAAAAAGTTTCTTACATCTAATGAAGGATACGATTGTTCTATCGCACATTCATATAGAACCTTTGCACAACAAAAAGAATTATATCGTAAGTACAAGTCTGGTGGGCCTCGTGCCGCATCGCCTGGCAGTTCATGGCACAACTATGCATCTGCAATTGACTTGACTATTTACAAGGATGGTGTTTATGATGATGGACGTAATGGAGTTTCTAATTACACTGGACTAGCACGAGCAGCGTTTTCATCTTACGGATTGATTAATGATATTCCAAATGACAGTGGACACTTCTATCCATCAGCATTCGGACAAGGAGTAGATAGACGATTGCGTAATGGAACAATAACTATTGCAGAGTTCGCTGCAGAAAAAGGACTTGCATAATGTCATACAAGATTGAAGCAGGAAGAGTTGTATTCGATGAAGCACCACCAGAAGGTGCAGAGGTAGAGATAGTTGTTTCGACAACAAACAATCTAGTTGGATTTAAAGACCCTAATAACTTCTATCCTCGTAGAGTGAATGAAGCAGATACCAATAGACTTGCAGTCAACGATTTAACAAACCAACATCCAGTTATCAAACACAAACGTGATACTGTTGATGACTTAACCACAGAACCTAAACCATCTTACAATGCATCCTATCCTTTCAACCATGTTAAGGAAACAGAGAGCGGACACATCCAAGAGTTTGATGACACGCCTGGGCATGAACGTATACATGAGTATCATCGTTCTGGAACTTTCTATGAAGTTCATCCAGACGGTACACGAGTTTCAAAGATTGTCGGTGACGGTTATGAGATTGTACACGGTAAGAAAGAAGTTCGTGTTCGTGGTAATGTAAATGTATTCGTTGATGGTGACGCATCTCTTTATGTGCGTGGCAACATGGATGCACAGGTTGATGAGAATCTAAAATTTAATGTTGGAAAGAATATTGACTTTCATGCTGGTGAGAATATTCGTATGTTCTCTAATCAGTCTATGGAGTTCACAACTCAAACAACAATGACACAAACATCTATCGGAAAGTTCTTACAACAATCTGTAGATGATATGCAAATCATTACCAGTGCAAACTTTACTAACTCTGTACTTGGTAATTATGATATGGTGATTGACGGAAACTCTCTCACGGATATTGCTGGTACGATGGGAACAAATGTTACTAGTGATGTCACATTTAATTCTGAAGGTACATTCACTTCTACAATCACTGGTGCAACTGCACTATCTACTGAAGGTACTTACACTCTTGCATCTACTGGTGCAATGATATATGATACAGCTGCAACACTGAACATTGGTTCGGGTGGTGCAATGAACTTAGATGGTTCGACTGTTGACTTGAATACTAATGGAAGAAGTGCGGTTACGATTACACCTGTAGTTCCAATCGTTCCTCGTGTAACTCCAACTCCAGCAGGGATTGGTATTGCGCCCGCACCTACGTTCCATGATTCTGGTGATATCGCAAATGGAATTAAGAAGTGGAGTATTAGTATTGATGAGTATGACACGGATGGATTCGTTACAACTATAAAAGCACCTAAGTCAGCGGAGATACTTGACCCTCTTGCATTCGTTCCTCTTGCAGATGCAGATGAATTTTACGCAAGTGATGATGAAGAGAAGAGTGAGGACGAATTGAAAGCAGCGGTTACATCTGGAGAAATCAAACCGACTTCATTCTCTGACTATTCATACAATGCATTGACAGGAAAGATTAATACAAGTGGTGCATCTCGTAGAGTTCTATCACAACCTCGTATTCCAGATGAAGGTATTGAACATGGCGACCCATTAAATGGTAACTATTCAATTTCACCCACATCCTCAACTGCAAGTCCAAGTGCTGAAACAACACCAACAACAAACTATGATGATGCTGGTGATTATAACGGAAGTGTAAATTATAAACTTCCATTATCCAAACACTACAACCTTGGACAACTATCGAAACATTCCATTGTTGCAAAGTCCGCTATTCCAAAGGGTGGTAACATGGGTAAGAAACAACAAGAGATTATTGATAACCTCAAAACACTAGCAGTCAATGTACTTGACCCAATCAAGGAACAGTATCCTAATGTTATGGTAACAAATGCATTCAGAAATAGGTCTGGTGGTTCTCAACACAATACAGGTAACGCTGCGGATTTACAATTCTCTGGTGTATCTAAAAAAGAATATTATGATATCGCAATTTGGATAAGCGAAAACATTCCACATGACCAAATGTTATTGGAATATAAAAACACAGGAAGTGGAAATCCTTGGATTCACATTTCATTAAAAGAAAGTGGTAACAGAGCGCAAGTAATGACTTTCCATAATCACAGAAGGTATGGTGAAGTTGGTAATTTCTATAATCTTGCGTAGGAGAGAGTATGCCAGCAATTAGTCGAGTGGGATTGGATAGTCATGTTGGACATGCATCCCCCACACCAAACCCCTTTCACCAAACTCCCTATGCGGTTGGTTCTCCAAACGTATCTTGTAACGGAGCTGCGGTTGTTAGAATCGGTGACACTACAGGTTGTGGTGACCCAGCGGTAGGCGGAAGTGGTACGGTTAAGGTTAATGGTATTGGTGTACACAGGGTAGGCGATGGTACTGGTGGACATGGAAGTTGGGTTGCAAATGCATCCGCTTCTGGTTCTGGTAATACCTCGGCTGGTGGATAAAATAATATAAGGAAATCATATGTGGTATACATTGATAGCAACAGTTGTCGTTTTGAACACGGCAATAACTTATGAGAACGTAATCTCAGAATCAACTTCTGCTCAGTTTATAGAAAGTATAAACTTTGAGTTGGCAGATGATAAATGGGTATGGGCTCCAATAGTTAAAACATAGGAGAGAGACATGTACGAGTATAGAGTTAAAGTAGTAAAGATAGTAGACGGCGACACAGTTGATGTAGATATCGATTTGGGTTTCGGTGTGTGGTTGAAGAAAGAACGTATTCGTATGTTTGGCATTGACACACCAGAAAGTCGTACAAGGGATTTAGACGAAAAGAAATATGGATTGATGGCAAAGGATTATATCACTAGATTGTTAGATGACGAAGGTGGTATTGTTCTTAAAACACATAAGGATGCAGAAGGTAAGTACGGACGTATTCTTGGGGAGTTATGGAGAACAACTGACTTCGCAGATACATCAATCAATGACTTAATGATTAAAAATCACCATGCAGTTTCATATCATGGTCAATCGAAAGACGATATCGCAGAACAGCATATTGTTAATCGTGGGTTGGTGAGTTCCTTATAAATAACTGTAGGAGAAAACTATGGCAGTATCAATCAGCAGAAGTACGAATATTTTCAAGGATATTAGTTTATCTTTTGCAAGGCATCCTATTACTGGTGACATTGCTAAGTTGTCTGATGTTGATGCAGTTAAGAGAAGCGTAAGAAATCTCATCAATACAAATTTTTATGAAAGACCGTTTCACCCAGAGATTGGTTCAGACATTAGAGCAACTTTGTTTGAACCTGTCTCACCTTCAACAGCAAATCTTCTTGCAAGAAGAGTTGAAGAGTGTATAGTAAATTTTGAACCAAGAGCAGAGTTATCAAATGTTATCGTAACAGGAGATATTGATCAGAACAGGTACAATGTCACTATTGAATTTTATATAGAGAACAGTCCAGTAGAACAACAGACATTAGATATTCATTTGGATAGATTAAGGTAAGAGAGCGTACAATGGCAACTAAACTACAAGTCACTGAGTTGGACTTTGATGATATCAAAACTAACTTAAAGACATACATGAAAAACCAAACAGAGTTTACGGACTATGATTTTGAAGGTTCGGGACTTTCTACTATTATTGATTTGCTTGCATACAATACTCATTATCTAGCAATGAATGCAAACATGGCAGTCAACGAAGCATTCTTAGATACTGCGACTCTACGTTCTTCAGTCGTATCCCATGCAAAGACTTTAGGTTATACTCCACGTTCTGCTCGAACTGCTGTTGCATATGTAGACGTATCACTTAATTCATTTACTGGAAGTTCAGCAACGATTGCAAAGGGAACTAAGTTCACTACACAGATTGATGGTTCTACATATGGGTTTGTAGTTAACGAAGCACAAACTGTTGCTCCTATCAATGGAGTTACACGATTTGTTAATCTTCCTATCTATGAAGGTTCTCTTGTTACAGCAAAGTATACTGTTGACAATGCAAACTTAGATA